TGTAAGAGAAGGTTCATAAGTCATACCACCTTTTTCAAGGTATATGACCTGGCCTCCTGAGACAGGAGAGGTACTAAAGTGAAACTGAATTCACCTACGCTCTTTCCCCCAACCACATTACCGGTCAGGGTCCTTCCAAAGTAATATTACATTACTAATTATATATTCCTTTTACACTTAACTCTAAGAGTTATATTATTCCACGGAAACCTTTTCTAAGGGTTTTCGCGGGTTTAACTATAGCTAAATTAGGTTGTGTATTCCGAAGATATTGTGCCCATTTCAAATCTCGGCATCTATTCAGAGTCGTTACCTTCTCTGTTACCCGCCATTCGGCAAGGTTAATAGTGTCGAAAGAAGAAACTTCCTTCTCGGATTCAAATACTGTCGTGAACACTGCGTCAAGGGCACTCAAAGCCTTATCTGAGTTTTTCAGAGAGGCCTTTAAGGTCATAATTGAACGTTGTATTGTCCCACGAGCAGCATTATAATCATACACCATTGACTCTCGGTAATATGTGAACACGGATGTCCACAGCATTGCGGCAAGCCAAGGAATCAGTTGTTCTACATGGGGTTCTAATCCTATGAAGTTTAACAACCTTATTTGTTTTAACATGTCTTGTTGAAGAGCATATTGAGACAAATAGTGACTAGGAGATTTTAAGGATCTCAACACTTGCATCGCCAACTGCTGTCCCCACTTAATTAGGGGTTTCATTTCTAATTGGAATGAATGGAACACGTTGAACGACGAAGAGTAACACCATTTCGAGAAACTATCCATTTTCGAGAGATAGGTCCCTGGTCGACTAAACCATAATAAGGTTAGCGCCATCGAGCGAGACATTTCGTTTAACGGAGCAGTCAGCCGAGAAACGGCGTTATAGCCATGATCCAAAAATAGTAATACGGAAGCAAGTTTAACAGAGTTTTCCTCTGCTAAAGAAACAAGGGAGTTAATATCCCACCTTGCTACAAACATTTCTTTCCAAGAAATTGGAGAGAGGTCTGTCCCAGCGACAACAAAACGTTTAGCGAACTCAAACGAACCGTTTGAGGACACTATAGATTTTGTCAGGTTGATAGGAGAACCTATTTCCGTAAGGATATCTAGGTAATTCTCCGCGATACTTGAATTGGCGATAACTACGTCATCACCAAGTACCAGATACAATAATGACCCATTGTATCCCGACCGTCGCCAGGCCATAAAAACTATTAAATGGTGAAAGAGAGCTAACATCGACCACGAGGAATAGGCACCCATAGGTTGGCCTACCGCGTACTTAACATGAGTTACTTGTTCAAAAGCAGCTTCATGAAGAACACCTCTACTACGCACATGGGCGTTTCGAGTTTGTAGGTATGGGCTTGGGGTAGACACCCCTAGCTGTTTAACCGAAGTTAAACGTTCTTTTCCAAACACGGATGGTAATGAAAACCATCGTGTAGTTAAGAACTCTATCCAAGCAGCCGAAGCTTGCTCACCGATAAAGTATGAGATTAGTACTCCTTGTAAATTCACCGGTAGACGGTCAGTTGCAGCAGTAAGATCAAACGAATAAACGTTTTTCACTTTAAGGAGTCTGATTTGCGAAGCAAATCTCTCCACTGCCCCACGCTGATCAAAGGTTGCGTCTTGTCTAATCAGACGCAACATACCGAAAATCCCGTCATGGATGGGTTTAAGTATCCACTGTGAGAAGGGATCCAACATTGCAAATACTCGCAGTTTACCTGCGGGCTCCTGTTTATAGGCTAACTTACCTATATTAGGAGGTCCAAAGTCACACTCGGTTAAGAGTGCGGTAAGAGGGCCTAGACTAGCGAATAATCGCGCTAATCCAGGAGCACCTACTACATTTGCTAATTTGGCACCGTG